TCCATCACCGATAGAGTTTGCTGGGGCAAGTTCTGACAGCATGTTACGCTCTTCACGTAGAGCTTTTTCCTGATTCTCTAGCAGAATAGCAGTAACTGTTTTTCTGTAAGAATCTTTAATTTCTGGAAGATCGGCATGATTTAGAATCTTGCTCCACTTCTGTTGTGCTTGTTCTGATAGGTACATTACCTTCTCCTTTTGGTTTTAAAATATAATTTATCGGGCTTTAAGTGATCTAGAAATGGAGCTAGCATATCGATCCATTAGATCATCATGATTTTCGAAGGTAGGTGTTGTACCACTTTCCTCAATCAGGACTTGCTCAGGTGATTTTGTTGCTGTTTTAGGAAAATAATTTTCTATAATGACAGCTACTTTTTCACGATACAAGTCTTCAGATTCAAAATTTACGCCCTCAACTAATTTTTTTAGCTTTTCTACTTCTGTATCAGCTAAAGTTTTAGTTTGTTCTTCAAGAATTTTTTCGCGTTTTAAATCTTCCAATTCTTTTGAAAGCTCAATAGATACAGAGATGCTTTCATCCAGCTTGGCTTGAAGAGATTCAGAAGTGTTTTGCAGTTCTTGCATAACATCATATTTGTCTTCTGGAACCTCAATATAGTGCTCTTGGAATAAAGTCTTTAGACCAGAAATAAAGTCTTCTGTAACTTCAGTTCTTAGACCTGTTTCCACAGCTAATTGATTTTCTTCCATCCACTGCTCAACTACATAGTTGAGATAGTTATCAACTTTTTCAACTAGACCTTCTTTAAACTCTTCTAGTTGAGTAACTGCTTGCTCTTCTAAACGTGCAGTTACTTTTTCCATTTCAGAGTTAACACGAGCAATCACAGCTGCTTCAAAAATAGATGCAGCGCGTTGGGTAAACTCTTCAGAAAGATCGCTGCCAAAAATTGATTTAATTTGTGTAGCAATATCTTCTTGTTGCTGTTCTTCTTCTGTAACCACGTCTCCATCTTCTTCGGTCTGTTCCATAGCTGGAACTTTAGCTGATTTAGCATCACCTTTCATAGCAGGTGCGGGAGCTTTTGACACGGGGGCTGCAGCTTTGGATCCTTGATTTTGATCATCCTCATCCCAAGTTGCATGAGGGGCATCTTTCGACGAACCTTGTCTTGGTTGGGTTGTATCACCAGCGGTAGCAGCCTTGGCAGACTTAGAAGTATCTTTACTCATTTTTGCAGCAGCTTTAGAGCCAGTATCAGCTATACCTGCAGCAGCTAGATCTTCTTGCTCCTCATTTATTTGTTGAGCAGAGCCTGTGCGGCTAAGCAGCTCTTGTATTTTTGCTTCAACTGACATCCTGTTCTCCTACGAGTAATTTAATGTAACGTTAATATTTATATAAAATTATTATTTGATACTGTTAAGAAATTTTTCAAATAACTCAAGTTTTACTTCATTCAAGTTACGTTGTGGGGTTTTCTTAATGACTTGTTGTGCTTGTTCTACTTGTACTAGTTTCCATACACCATTGGCTAGAACCCATTCTGCGCCTTCCATAATACCTTGAACAAAAGCTTCTGGGGCAGAAGGGTCACTAACAATATCAACAGTAGCTAAATGAAAATCATCCTGGACTTCGTTAATACCGTTTACTTCTTTAAGTGAGCCGAGTCCTCGGGATGATACTCCTAGTCTAACACCTTCTTCAATAAAATTTTTAGCAATTTTACCCATAGGGGTATCTAAAATTTTAGCACGGCCAATGACATCATTACCTTCAAACTTTAGACTAGTAATTAAATGGGAAACATTATTGAGATTTATTTGTGGATTAGGAGGATGTCCTAGTTCACCTAGTGCGCGTTTTTCTGAAATTAACGATTGAAAATTATTCAGGGCATTTTCCATAATACCTTTTCTATACATGCGACCGTTTTTATTTTCTTTTTCAGTCTGCATGAAAATACCTTCAATGAAGATATTCTTCGCTCCGTCTTCTTTTTTCTCGACGAGGTATTTTACCTCGTTAATTTGCTCGGTAATTAATTTCATTAAATTCTTCCTACACCAGGACCCTGGATTTGTAAGTCATAAGGGTCGTTATAACCTGCACCCTTAGTAAATTGAATGAGTACGGTACCGTTGGCAGTACCCCCAATGTTAACGATTACATTTGCGTTAGCATCTTGATTAAGTACTACACCAATATCTCTTGAAAAAGCATAATCTGCTGATCCCCCGTTCATAGCCCAAATAACATTGCTATTGCGAGTAATATTAGAAGCTGCAGATACATCATAAAATAAATCAGAAATAGTTAATTCTAAATTAGCAGTAGAGACAGTTTGAACGTCGGAAATAGCATTAGGACCAACTACCGCAACTAGTTCGTGAACGTTAATATAACCCAGACCAGTTCCGACCAGTTTAACTACGGCCTGTCGTTTGGAGTTTTTAAGAATACTCTTGGTAACTGGCATGATATTCCTTTAAGTTTGTTCGGCTTCTTGCTCAATTTCTTCTACTTCTTCTTCATCAGTAGGTTCATCTACTTCTTGGTAGTTATAGATAGTTTGAGCAACTTCTATTTTTTTAGCTTCTAATGCATCATTTAATTTATATGCCATTAGATGTTGAAAAGCATCACCGGCTTCGGTGTTCTTATTATCCATAATGTCGTTAATCATCTGATCAATTAATTCTGACTGTTCCATATGCTTCCTATCATATTTATTTATTTGTTTATATTCTCACGAGATAAAGCTGCTGCTTGATCCGAACCTGGCATACCGGGCTGAATGGTAGGAGGCTCATCTTCAATTTCCTGCTCAATGGTTTCTATTTCTGCATCGGTCATTTTTAGAACATTCTTACGAATATATTGCTTACTAAAATAAACACCTACATAAGGAGACATTTGATTTAAAACGTCTATTCTATTCCTTAAATTTTCAGCTTCTTTAATTTCTTGATAGTATTGATCTTGAGCATACTTATAATCAATCTGCTCTTTAATACCATCCCAGTCTTCAGGTTTAATTATACCTTTCAAGACAAGCTGTGATTCGAGTAGATCATCAAACAACTTATTAAACTTACGACGAAGACGACCTACAAATTTAGCAAACTTTATCTCATCCCTAGAGATTTCGGCTGCTCGTCCAAAATTAAAACCTGATTGTTGTTGAAATCTGGATACTGGTACATTTAATGCCTGATATACTTTATTCTGAAAGTATTCAATATCGGCAATCTGACCTAAATTCTCTCCACCTGGAAGTGTAGTAATTTCTGTGCCTCTTCCTCCTTCACGACGAGGAAGCCAGAAATCTTCTAGCATAGTCATAAACTTTCTATCGTCTTTAATTTCACCAGTAGTAGAATCGTAAATAATTTTATTACGATATCTAGCCATAATATCTTTCATATATTGTTCAGCTTTGAC